GACTATTGGCGCGAATGTGGTCCAGGTTCCATTGTAGTACCAGATTGGATCATCGGTAACGCCTGGGGCTGCGTTAGCGGTAGCGTTAAAGTTAGTAGTAAATAGGGCAAATGTATCGGCTGTAGCGCCTCGCCAGTTACAACTCCAGAAAAAATTTGTATTAGTTCCGTGCCATTGGCTTCCAACGGTAGGACCGAATTGGTTCCAAGCACCTCCAGTAAAGCGATATGCGAATTGAGTGTCGAAAGCATACGCGGTATGGTTATTTAATGCCCCACTTTCATACATCGTGAGTCCCATAACGGGATCACTAGGGTAGAAATATACTGGGGTAGCTGGTGTTGAGTTTTCTATGTGATATTCACCACTATCGGTATCGAAAGTGGCTGCATCTGCTAGCCCATCTGATCTAAGTAAATTGCCAGGGTTCCCTAGGGCGTCTACCGTAAAAAGATTGTTCCCGATAGAAAACATCTGACCAATCTTACGAATAGGCCCAGGTATCCATCCAGTAACATCTCCAACGCCATCAGTAACGCCAGTAGTGGTAAAGTATGGATAAAACACTATGTCAGTTGCAACCGCTGCACCAACGAATATCAATTGACCAGTATCAGTATCAATTGTATGTGTTGGGACGATACCGCTTGAATCCGTCATGTTGTTCGGATTGCCTAGGGCATTGATAGTAAAGGTCACTGCACCGACAACGAATTTCTGCCCAACATGAAAACCGCATATATCTGGAACTATTCCATTAAAGTTTCCCGTACCAGCTGCAGTTTTACCAATAACTATCGTAGTAGCTGCTAGCATGGTTGTTAGGTTAATTCGTAATCTAGAACCTAAAGCAGTAGCCCCAGATAATCTGGAGCCAAATCTTTTTCGTACACGTCCTCGAAAGACGTAAGCGTTATTAAGCTCCGCGAAAGAGTCATCGGGCGTCATCCATGGCTTGAGATCTGTCTCAAGACCGGTGTTTATCGGAGCAATAAGAAACCTGTCGTAAGCCATGTTATCTCCTAATAGCCGATTGCGAACCAGTAAATAGAAGCAGTAGAAGGAGCGCCGCTTCTTGAATAACTCTTGGTTGTGAACCTTAATCTATTATTAGCTCCTATATCCAGAAGTGCTTGAACGAAATTGTTTACATTCGCTCCAGGATCACGGCTACAGATCATTACATGGATACAAGCTGTTGCGAAAGCCGTAGGGAAAACTGTAGGATTAGCTGGATCAGCCGTTCCCGTTCCCCACTGAAGCACTAATCCACAAGGCAACGTACATCTTCCTGGGGAGGCCATAGTAGCCGTAGTTATATCTATTGGATTAGCTGGGGCTGGATGCTGCGCACTCACCGGGGGAGTAAGCCATACAGCAGGAGCAGGTACACCCAGAGTATTGTTCTTAACATACATACTCCATTGCGTAGGATCTGTGGCCACTGCGGCTGCTTGTACTGGCATCTCTATCTGTTTGTGTTTACCCTGTGCATGTGGAGCAACACTATTAAAAGCTTCATGATTAATGTTTACGAATGTGTTTATCGCTTGAAAGTTTTTTAAAATATCGTCCTGGGACTGCGATAATAGGTCACCAGGAGCCGGAATTGCGTTATTATATGCCATGATTTTCTCCTAAGGTTAAAATAAGCCACCACCCCAACCACCGCCTGTAATACCATTGCCTTGTTCAGTAAATATGGTAGATACACGCTCGTTACTCTGCTGAACAAGTATTTTTCTATTAATTAAGCGCTCTTGATGCTTATATTCGGGAATTATTAGCTGTAAAGAGTCCATATCCATACGATCTTCGAATACCTTTTTAGCCGCTCCATAAGCGATATACTGCCACCACTGAGACAACATAGGCTCATCGGTAGCGTTTAATAGCTCCGTAGGTCTAATATAGGCCTCTAATTCAACTCGATATGGCATGTCAGGTATTGGACGGACAATAAATTTATCTTCGAAGTACAGAATAGACATTGGACGAGCTGCTACATATGGAACTGCTTGGCAATAGATAGGAGTTGCAGCCGCGGGACATTCAGGAGTAGGGGATGTTATGAATTGCCATGCTCCAGTGACGTAATTTATTGTGCCGGCACCCAACCCGGGAAGAATATCTTGATCAAGTGTGCCCGTAGGGAGTAGTTCGCCTGTAGCTGGATCTACGTCTTGCGTATCAACGAAAGCTATCTTGGTCCCATTAACTGCAATGGTCGTAAACGATACTTCACCAGGTACAACAGGTTTAGCCGTTAAAGTACCGGCAAATATCTGAGTAACTCCATCACCGGTTCCAACTAACTCTGTATTATTCAGGTTGGGATATGCGTTATAAAACTGTTCTCTAGACTGAGAAAACATTACCTGGTATCCGGCTATATATGCTGGTGGATGCACCGTAGTATATGTGTTCTTAAAATTATAGAGTGGATCATACGGATTAATCGTATTCGTACGATACGTATCTACATATGGTGATGTAAAAAACGTTAATTTAGTCCTTAGATCGAACGTACGCAATGTCTCAGGAAAGTCGTACAAGATGAAATTGTTTACATAAGAATCTATATCGGACGTTGATAATTGAGCAGTCGATGGACTTCTGGTTAAACGTCTTACCTTAGTGCGTATCTGCTCTAAAGTAGACAGCGTATTGTCTGGCATACCTTTCTCCTAAGCCCTAGGGGGCCAATAAAAACTAGCTTAAAACATCTCTACTAGCTGCGCTTAGCGTTTCATTACTCTCGCCCACAGGATTTACCTGCGCGCATATGTCTTTTAGAGGAGATATCGCTGGATCAACCACTGCGATAAAAGGCTCCATACCAGTCGTATCAATATCGATTGTAAATGTTGTAGCTCCGGTAACCGTTATAGTTCCGGTTAACTGATTCGCCTCCTGCATGCCTTTAGCTTCCGGTATCACCAATCTAACTACCATACCCGTTGTGTATTCGTGGTCAGACGTGGTAGTCACCAACGCTGGTGAGGCGTTGGTGATTGAATCAATGTTTTTACGTGCAGGCTTGAATTTAGGAGTCAAGTCGACCCATTGATTGTAGGCCATGTTATAACCCAGTCATTTCTGCGGTTACTATCTGGCCACCCTCTTCTGTAAGGTCTTCTATATCCACGAATTCCAAGCTCTGAAACCCAAATCTTCTTATATACTGACCAATCTTCATAATTGGCTTACCATTCTCGTCCGTCATATACTTGTGTACTGGATACTTCCCGTTCTTATTCAAGTGCTTAGCGACCCCTAGCGGCAATGTATAAACCAAGCCGTCTACGAGATCGTATCTTTCAACTTCGTCTTCTTTATATGCTCTGTAGTTAAAACTTACCGATCCACCTGGAACTTCATAAAAACGAAAGATTCCCTTTACAGGTTCACGATCTTTGTCGCGTTGATACTTTAGGTTAACCTTGGGTTTTCGTTCGCCTGAATCGATATTTGGGGCCATGTCTACTACTGTGTTTAAGTTTTTCTTCTCTGCGGCCTTCTCGGCCATTTTATTCTCTGCCATTACATCTCCTTTAAAGATTTAGTTATAAAAGGGGGTGGGGTTGATCAGCCCAACCCTCTATGAAAAAAGCGCTTATAAGTTCTCAGACTTACCGGCTACCCAGTAAATGACGTCACCAACAGCGCCAGCAGGTGAGTAAACTCCAGCACCAAGCTGTACTCCGATGTAACCTGTATTAAGGGTTGCATCTGCAAGTACGTTAGGGGCTACAACTGAGTCTTCACCGACAGGTTTAGCTATTGCGAACTGAGCTGGATAAGCAGCGATCAATGGGAACGTGCATGCTGTGAAAGCAGTTGTGTCCACATTGATACTGAAAGAACTAGCGTTAACAACTGTTACAGTTGCCTGTACTCCATCAAGCTCGATCATTCCGCAGTCTGCAGGGACTGTGAAACGTATCGATTGCCCTGTTGTATAGCCATGATCTACAAGAGTTGTTACAACACCAGCAGCTGCCTGCGTGATATTGGCGATGACTCTGGCTCTTGGGTAATACAATGGGTTGTAAGGGATACGTCGGAATGTACCAGCGGCACCAGCGACAGCACCAGGGGCTTGTGAAATTGCATTGGCTAAACGGAATGTTCCACCGCCGACTGCGTCGATTGTGAAGTCTAAACCGTTCAAGTTTGTGTGAGCTGTATTCTGAATTCTTACAATGTCTCCGTTAGACAATGTAGCAACTACAGCTGTATAAACAGGTTGTACAGCGTTAGTACCAGCAGCAACTGCAATAGGAGCAGCTGGGGTAAGCACCGAGGAGTCTACTAGGGTAAATCCTGGGATTGCACCAGCACCTACACCGACTGAAGCTACGTTGAGTGCTGTTACACCACCGACCCAGCCTTCAATTAAAGCTTCATTAGTAGGAAAACCTCTGAGCCATGTGTATTTATACCCAGCAGCTGCAATACCAGCGACAGCAATGGTGTAGTTATATACTTGTATCCAATCAACATCTGAACGAAGTTGAAGGGTTTGGGCATTTCCAGTAGCTGTAAAAGACCCACTTTGAATTATTGTTCCATATGACATGATTAATTCCTTTCAGTTATTAGAGGGTACAACGTAGATTGATAACCCAGAGATCGTTTGTGATTCTAGGAACTTCTGCGAACTTGTAGCCAACTGAGGAATTCATAGCCAAAGGTCCATCGTATATTGGTGGACGATATATGAATTGAGCTGAGTAACCATCTTGCTCAATAGCCGCGTACGCTTCCATACCAACACAGAAGATGTTGTATACGTTAGCACCAAGGTTAGAAGCAGCTGGGGTGACTGATCCAATGCTGGATACCAAGAATCTCAAGTTTCCAATTGAACCCCACTCTGAACGGAGTGCGTTCATAGGTGATGGGTACTGGTTTTTATGGATAAATCCGTTTACGCCATCTAAGCTTCCAGTCAATTTGGTTGAAGCAAGTCCGAAGTACGCATCACGAACTGGAGCTGTACCGAATTTGTCTTCACCTTCGATGTTATCCAGAATTGTATATGCGTTATTATCTAACAGAGTTCTTACTACTGTATCCACGTCTGTACGTGTAATTTCAGATGGATTGTCTCCGTTTACTCCGTTTACACAGTTGATAAAGCCAGCTGTAGCAGCCAACATATCACGTGTTAATTGATCTTCTGTTTGACGTAACGAGACCCCTAAACGAGCTGCTGCTTCGTTTAAAACGGGATCTTGTGATTGCAGTGTTACTTGCTCATTGAGCTGTACATATGTTCCGTAAAAGGACATACGAGCATCAATATCGATAGCGGTTAATTGCTGTGCAGGAGGAGTAATTCCTGTGTTGCCAAGTGGAACCATTGCGGTTGCCAATGGGTTGTAACGACGCATACGGAGCGTTGTTCCGCCATTTCTTGGCATTTGTTTCATCATAGCTGGAATTTTATGAATCATATTAGGCACTGGTACACTCAATAGCTTAAAGCTAAATGATTGCTGTACTGGTGCAGGCAGTGTAGAAGTTGTTGTTATTGCCATTAGATTTCCTTAAACAATATAGTCATTAAGACATCATGAACATGTCATGAATGTGTCATAAACATGTCACGAACTATACGCTTAAGCAGGACGAGCTCTTATGGAGTGCTAACTCCGATTATACGTCCAACAGATTAAGCTAGACGAAGGCTTAGGTTAACGTCTGTGGTTAGGGGAATGACGCCTATAATCTCATTCAGATTTATTATATGGCTTCCCAATAGGTGCGAACAAGTCAATAAAAATAAAAAGCCCCTAGCAACACTCTAGGGACACCTCGTTTGGGGAAAAGGAAAAAGGAGTAATTTGGGACGTCCGCCTGGGGAAAAGAGATAAGGAGGCAAACCGCAAGCGGACTGCGTATGTTTATCTTGCTTTCATAGCAGCTATCATCTCTTTATGTAGCTGGTCTTTTAATTCTTTGGTTAATCCGTTAGCGAACATGTCTGCTTGCGAAAGGGGAGTACCCGTACCCGCAACAGCTGCTGTGGGTTTAGGCTTAACGATATTCTTCTGAACTCTCTCTCTTTCTGACGCATACGTGTCTTCAACGTATAACCCTTTATCTTTAATCGCCTTGTAGGCTGCAACTGCTTTACCTCTAAGATTACCTGATGATTTTATAAGAGCTACAAGGTCGGGATCTGTGCGTTCTAATGCTTCCATTGTAGCCTCATTCACAACTTTATCAATATCGGGATAATCGGCTTTAATTCCGGCTACAATTGAGTACTCTTCGGATTGCTGGGCTAATTGTTGACGCTTGTTTTCAACTTCAGCGATCTTCTGCTCAAGTTGCTTCATCTTACGACCCATCTTGGACAGATGCTTGCCTTCGGCTATGTCATTGTCTCCAAGATTAAAGTCTAAATCTTCTTCAGGGACAGTTGTCGACGGTTTGTCGGCAGCTGAAAGTTGTGCGATCTTGCGGGCATACTCATCTCGTTCACGCTCAGCTTTTTCTAGTTTTTCTCTAACTTTACGAAAATTCTCTTGTTGAGGACTAGCTGGCGAGCTAGCGCGATTGCTTGTATCGGTTTCTAAAGGCTTTTCTTGTGTTTGATTTACACTACTATACTGCGAAACTTGTTCTGGTTGGGACTCAAGAGCTTGCTGTAATTCTACAGACTGCTCCTGTACTTCATTTTCTAACATCTACTTCTCCTAAAATTGTCACGCCACCGACCGGTACCGTGACAACTAATTCTCCAATATTACTGAATCTGCACTCTCTCCGTTTAAATGCTTGGCCAGCTTATAAAGTTTGCCTTCAGAGAAATCCATAACAAACCCAAGAAGCTCTCTTTCTTCTGGGGCTATCGTAAGTGCGTTAGCTTTAAGAAGCAGACAAGTCTCACGATCTGGAATAACCCAGATAAATGAGATTGTCTCAGCTTTAGCATCATAAAAATAAACTGCTTGATCATAGTCGGGGGTAGGACAAGTCATTCGCGAGAAAAAATAATTGCGAATGACATTATTTAGAAGCTTTTCTTTCTTCGTTATTACGACTATATAAAAATTATCGGGAACTTTAGATTTGTTCTCGTTAACGCACTTTATGAGATTGTCATAGTATTCTGACAGCTGCGCCTTCGTTTGATCTATTATGGGATGGACGTCATTACCCGCCCTCTCCTGAAGCGCAACGGCAGCTTTGCCGACAGTTGCCCGTGCAACGTTTTTTCGAGCCAATGGCTCTCTTTCTCTCTTCACTATCTCTCCAACGTCTCCATAACTCTCTACTCTTCATTATTACTAAATATAAAATCGCTAGCATAGGCCCTTTTATTTCTTCTTTTTTCTCGTCTTTTTAGCTGGTTTTACTTTCTCTACGACCTTCTTCTCTAATTCTTTAATAACCAATCCTGCCTTGCATTCTTTTTTAGCCATCTCGCTACCTTTCCATTCTCGTGGTTTCATGTAATCTACGGTTTCTATAATTTTCTCTTCGGCTGCTCGCTTGTAGCAATCGCCACATACTTGGATATAGACATCCGAAAACTCATTAATCGCATAGTGAAAGACTTGCTCACCAATCGAATGGTGGTATCTTTCTCCGCATAGTTCACATTCTCTATCTTTATACATCATAACTATTTCTTCTTTTAAAGGGGCGCTTCGTTTTTAGGCTAGCGCCCCAGTGAGAGTAATGAGATTTATCTCGTTTATTTTACTCTTGAAGACTGCTCGAAGTCTAAAATCTCTTTGACCTTGGACTGCTTGCCGGTCTTTTTATTCTTGGACTCGTTAGGCATAGAACCCATTACGGCTTCTTTTATCTTGCGAGCCTTACCTTTAGGTCTTATAGCCGCTGGCATATCAAACCTTTCAGGTTAGATCTTCTTAGGTGCAAGATGTGCTCTCTTCTTGCTATTGTCCAAGTTCTTCTGAGCTGCAATGCCCTTTATGGTGTCATCTAAGTTCTCAGGCAGATAACTGTTGTCATCTGGATATGCTTTCATGACAACTTCTGTTGGCATACCAGCATGTGCACCATTTCCATTAGGAACCATTGAGCCATCTTGACGCTCTAAACGACGTACATCGTCTCTGTCTTCGTAACTTCCGTGAAATCGCTTTGCCATTGTTGGCCTTTCTAGAAACTGCAGACCTAATTCAGGTCGTGACAAATTGTCACGGGTTGATTTAGCTGCAAGGTTTATATAATACCCCTATCTATTCGGATAGGTCTTCGACTCTATTTAGTTCGAGCAACCCTTTTTAGCTTTACCTTTTTCGAACCCTTTTTTATATTCTTTTTTTCTGTCTTTATCATGGAACTTCTCGTGTGCGCGCTCCATCTTCTCTTCTTGTTGTTCGTGTTTTTTTTCTACTTTCTCGTAACTATTCTTCGCCATCTTCTATCCTTATGTTGAACTCATCACCTAATACTTCTGTCAGAAATGTTATTACACAGTGTTCATGGTCTTGCGTAGTTGTCTTGCCGTTATCCAGTAAGGCAGCGGGCGTACTTGTGTAATCCATTTCGATTATACCGACAAACAATACCAACGAAGAAATAAATAATAATTCTTTCAACACGCTATTCCCTCTCAATCCATCTCAAAGTGGTTTCCGTCTGGGTTACTCTTCCAGAAAGCTCCAGATTCATTGAATGGATCTAATGATTCCCAATATTTACCAAATTGTGCGTAATCTTTGGTGTCGGTTAAATATTTACCATTAGCGTCAAATATATTCAAGTCCATTGCTAAACGATAACAGTGATTAGAGTCTGATACTCCAACTCCCGTCTTAGCATATAAAGCTGCTTGCTCCCTAGTGCGAAAACTCTCTCCAAATGTGCATTTATAACCCTTTGAGTAAATATACTCAATTAATCTCGCAATATTACGAGTGAATGTTTGCTGTCTTTCAGTCCAATGATCTCGTCTCATGGGTCGCGCGCCCACCGAGAGAGTGAACGCGCATACCAACATGAACAAGAACAATTTACTAACTATTAGTTTCAGTCTGTTTATCTTGCGTAACATTCGCCGTCTCCATTGCTTTAATAGTAGACATCATCTCGACTAGTTTGTGCATATGCTCGAAATCAGAGGTTTCGATCTCTTTAAGAGCCTTAGCCATATCGAGAATAGCAGCGCTTTCATCTCTAACTGAAGCAGCCGTACGTTCTTTAGCAAGTGCTTTATTCTCTTGAATACGAGACAATCTCTCAAGACCAAGGCCAGCATCTGCTGTTGCCCTAGCGTGCGATAGCTCAGTACGTGCTTGCATCTCTTGCATAGCGATTTGAGCTTGTTGCTCTTGCATCTGCTGTTGTTGTTGAGCAATAGCCTGCATAGATTCAAGAATCTTATTCTTATCTTGCATTGTAGCGGCTTCAATAAGTGACGCATCGGGAATTGGTACACCGGCTTCACGTAACTGCATCATCTGCGCGAACTGCATCTGGCGCTGAGTTGTCGTATTAAGACCATCTTCGATAGCGCAGTCGTATTTACCGAATGCTTTACCATAAAACTGAGGAGTTGGCTGCTCTTCGAGAATTCTAGAAACTTTACCAGGCGCGAAGTTGCAATTTATAACGTCGATTAAGATTTTACCCAGTAGTTTCTGGGCCTTATCTAAATTATCAAATAGCCCCTGAAGGGTTGTAAGACCGGCTCCTTGGCGCAACATGGACAGTATTCCAGCCTTTTCATCAACAGCTGAACCGAGTAGCTCTTCGTTAACGCCAGAGATCTCTTGTACTTCTTTAGCTAAAAGCTCAGAGAGTTGAATCATAGAAGGTGGGATTTGTGGAGCTTGGAT